TTGAGCAACTTGTCCCGATATATAGACTGGTGTTCCTTTTGTTAGCGTGCCACCCGTGTCATTCTTTCCTTGTACATGAATAGCACCAGTTAAATCACCAATGAAATCAGCCGTTACTGTGTTAAATGTAACATCATCGCCCGTGCCTAGTCCTAGGTTTGTTCTAGCAGTTGATACACTTTGTAAATCAGATAAGTTATTAGCTTTTTCTAAATATAAACCAGAAGTACCACTACCACTACCAGAAGAACCCGTACTTGTAGAAGTTGTTACGCCTTCACCAGTTGTATTATAATAAGTAGTAAGTGTATCAGTTCCAGTTGTAGGGTCTGCTTCTATTAGGTTAGAACTCCATTGGTAGCTTTTAGAATCCCAAGAACCACCTAGAAAAAAGAAGCTTTTGCTATCATACTGCACAACTTTGTCTGGTTCAAACTCACCATATAAAGTAGCACGTATGTTTCTGCGTTGTCCACGTTGAAAATCTAATATTTCACGTAGAAGAATTTCAGCATGGCTTACACTTGTAGCTTCACCTATTTGCTTCCAAGCATCTGTAAGGTCATTATTAGAATCTTTTAATGCAGATAAAGAAGCATTTGCAGGACCATCACCAAAATAAAATGACCCATAATCATATTCTGCATTGAATGTACCAGTTTGTTCTAATTCAAAATCAATGCTTACACTATTTTCAATGTCATCTTGGTAGCTAAGATTAAAAACAATATCCCTAAAATAACTATATACAACACTTGTAACTATTGTTGGTGAAGGCGTAAATGTAATAGTAAGAGTTCCATCTGCCGCATCTGGTATTGCATCAGTAACTATGCTTACATTATCATTTTTGTAAATATAATTACCATCAGAATCTGTAGTAGTTGGTCCGCTAACTTCTATTGTTACAGAACCAACGCTTGTACTCCAAGATGAACCATTCCAATAATATGAGCCAGATTGTATAGTAATGTTTGCACTTGGGTATGTATCAGCTAGATTTCCAGTATCAGCAACCCATAAAGAAAATTCTAAGCTTATATTACCAGTACCATCACCTTGCCAAAACTGTGAATAACTTTCTGCCGTATTAGTCAGCCATAATTCCCTTGTTATCTTTATACCTTGAACAACACTTTGATGGTCAAACTTAGCTTTGTTTCTTTTTATTCCTGCAAAATAATTGTTGCTTGAACTTCCCAATAAATAAAGGTCATCACTATCTACTGATTCTCTTAAATTCACATTTGTTAATGGCGAACCTTGTTGTACACCACTTGAATTGTACGTAGTGGTGGGAACGCTTGAAGTATCATTTAATGCTGACAACTGAATAAGTTGCCATTCGTTATTGGCTTGCCTAAGAATAAGACCATACGTCTTAAGCATATAGATAAGTGCTTGCTCGTTTGAAATAGGTCTATCTACTTCGCCTGCCGTTTTAGAATATATTCTTAGTCTTTCTTTTTCGTGATAAACTTGATTAAGAACGTCATCACTTGCACTTATTTCGCTTTCAGTCCACGTAGTATAAGCTTTTATATTAAGACCATAGCCTAATGTATCTAGTAAATCAGCTATGATTATTATAGCTTTTTGTGAACCAGTTGCTAAGGTATAATCACCACTAAAGAATATATCTTTGGCTTGTATATTAGCCGATTGATTACCGTAGTTTTCTTCGCTTATAGAAGTTAAATCTGGGACTAATAAACCAGTCCAAACAACTGAGCCATTTTTTTTAAGTTTAACTTGGTAATCACCTAATTCAGAACTAGCAATACCTTCTAAAATAGTTCGTTGTGCAGAATCTTCAACCCGTATTTGTCCGTTACAAGTTGATTTTTGAATGTTATTTATTTGTCGAAAGGAAAGTTCTTCGTATTGCCGTTTTATTGATACACCAGTCCATTCAGTACTACTACCAGAATAACCATCTTCTAAAATTTCAAAACGGTAGGTAGTTTCGGTACTGCCTACTATTTTCTTATCAACGAAATAGTATTTCAGTCCGTATGCCATTTATCTACCTAATTTATAGTTCGCTTCTTCTAGTGTAAGTACTAAGTCAGTTCCGTTGATTCTAAATTCACCACCTATATTGATGTTGCTAGTTCCTGCCGTTTGCATACCCGTACCCATCAACTGGTTGTTAGGAACAATAGAACCCGATGCGTTGGGCATAAACAATTCTGGACCACGTTCCCCAACAATATAAGGCTGATTGCTAAATACTGGTCCACCACGGGCTTTAAATAAGCCACCAATCAGCTTGCCAAATATTCCACCACCTTCACCAAAGAATCCATCACCACCTAAGCCACCAGTTAAAAATATGCTTATAGCTTTTTGTATTACTGCACTTGCTAAAAGCTTCCCAATATTTCTTAAAGTATCAGCAAATTTTTCGCCTTGTAAAATAACATTTGACATTCCTTGACCGAAAGAACTTGTAAATGTATCTGCTACACCACTTAATAAACTAATAGCTTGTGATGCACTTATAAATGGTAATTTTAAAGCTTCTGGCGTAGGCATAGATGCAACAAATTCATTCATTTCAGCACCTAAAGCATCTAGGTTTAAATCTATTAATTCCCCTTCAGTTTCAGTTGCAACAACAAGTGGCTTTAATTGTGGGATAGCTTTTGCTTCATTCTTGTAGGCATCAGATACATCTTTAGCACTTTCTCTTGCAGTCTGGGAAACACCTATCAAAGCATCCTTAGCTTTATTAGCCGCACTTGTTAAAATATCACCTAAAGGTACTATATCATTTTCAAAGGTCTTGGTTTCTTCTTTAAACTGCTCTAAACCTTCTGACATCCCTTCAAACGGGTTGCCGATTCCTTCCCTTCCTGCAAATTCTAATACTTGATTTATTCCTTTTATGATTAAAGAAAAAGGATTATTCGTCAAGAAGAATTGCATCATGTTTATAAGCGTATTCTTCCACCAAGAAATGTCAGTAAATCTTTCTTTTAAAGCTTCATAATTAACGACTACATAAGTGAATGATGCAGTAAGTGCCGCAATAGCACCAATAGCTAAAGCAATAGGGCTTGTCAAAGCACCTATAATAACACCCAATGAACTTATAGCAACACCAAGTGCAACTATCGCAGGACCTGCTATCGTGCCAATCAATACTATTTGTGATACGAATAATTTAGTTTGTTCTGATGCGCCTTGGAATCTAGTAACAAGGCTTTTAAGGCTTGCAATAAATGGCTTGATGTGTTCCATTATTAAGCCACCTATTTCTTCAGTCAAATCACCGAAGCTATTCTGCAACTGTTTTAATGGACCTAAACCAACTTCAGCTTCTGAAGTAGCCGCACTAAACATTTGTGTAAGCAATTCTTGGGCTTTTGCCGCACGTTCTGTGTCATCTTCTATTTGCCGTAAGGTTGGCAAATATCTGTTTAACATTGTAGAATCGCCTTGCTCTAAAGCCGCAGTATATCTAATGGCTGATTGTTCATTTATACCCATCGCTTTAGCTAGGGCTATACTATTCTGCGTTGCTCTTTTGGCTTGTTCATTAGATAAGCCCATAGACTTAGCAAGTTGCAACATCTTTAATGTAGATTCATCACCTACAGTTGTTACACCTTGTAGTCCAATAGCAAAATTCTTAAAATCTTGAAGTGCTTGATTAGAAAATTCACCTGCACTACGAAGTGCCGCTTCTAGTCTTTTTTCTGCTTGTATTTGCGTGTCAAAAGCCTTTACACTTACACCTGCGGCTAATGTAAGTGGTGCAGATATTCTTGTAGAAATAGTTTTACCAAAGCTAGTAACATCTTTGCCAAATGTTTTTAACTGACCACTAGCCTTGTTCAAATCCCCAGTAAAACTGGAAAGGTCAGCAAATAATTTTACACCAAATTGACCTAGCATTATTTCCCCCTACTTTTTTCGACCATTTCTATTACATCAAAAAGCTTCTTTCTATCTATCTTGGTTGGTTCGCTATTTGATTTTAAGGGGAACATTTTTTCTGGTGTTAATTTTTTTCTTGCTTTTCCTTCTAATCCCGAATAAGCAGAAATTAAGAAGGCGTTTATTCGCATGACATTAAAATCATGCTTTCTGTTTTCTGTAAATGCTCTTGCCATTAAGTTGAAGTCATACATAGTTGTACTTCTTAACTCGTCAGGCTTTAACCCCATCTGATAACCTAGTATTAAAAGTTCTTGTAAACTTTCAATCGGTTGCCCAGTTACTTCTGGGCTTTTAGGTTTCCCACCGATTCTTTAACTAAGTCAAACACTTGGGATAATTGAGCAAAGTCCATAGTTCCGATAGATTCGCTAGGCACTTCCTTACCACCAGAAGCTGATAGGGCTTGGATAAATAGCTTGATGTTAGGCACTTTATCTAATGCTTCATCTAAACCATTTAGTCCTACCCCTGCTTCTTCGGTAAAACGCTCTAAAGGCGTTAAGGTCAAACCTAAACGAATAACTTATACCCATCTATGGTTACTTTTTTAGAACCCTTCATTAAGACTTAGTAACAGTTCATGCAGTTAAAGCACCTTTGCCAGTAAAAGAACCAGATAAAGTTGCAGTATCTTCATTACCTGCTACAAAACTTACAGAAGCACAAGAAGCTTCGCCAGTATATTTTACATAAGTACCAGAAGGTAAATCACCTGCTGAATCATTTGGTACAAACTCAACATCAACAGTATTTCTGTTAAGTATATAATTACCTAGTTCTTCTACGTTGCCACTTGTAGATACAAAGTTTGCAATCCCATCTACATCAATAGACCAAGATTTTTGCCCTTGTATATGGTCAGCCCATCCTGAAGAATCTTTAGATGAAGCATCTGGTAAATCCATTTCTATATTCAAAGTTGCAGAAGTAGTAGCACCTAAAGTTGCAGGTGTTCCACCATCAACATCAACGTTAAATAAAATTAGTGTTCCGTTTATTGCCGCCATAGTTTTATTATGTTTGATTTAAGTTAAACTTTGTAAAAGATAAAAAAAATGTAGCAATATTGATATAGCACTTATTTTTCTTCTATGATGTGCCGAAATCTTAATTCACGTATGAAATAAGTGTATGTGCTAGTCTTTTCTTTTCTTAAAATATCGTTATCTACTACTGAACTTATCACGTTGAAGTTTGTTAAATCAAAAGGAACTGGTCTTGCTCTAATTATTTGTTTTACTTGATTAACTACGTTATTAAGATTAGCACGACTACCATTGTCTAAGCTAAACCTATCTACTACACTTAAAGAAAATGTTACATTATCCATGAATGTAGTCTTGGTAGAATTATCAGTTAGTGTAGTATCATTGAACTGTATGTGTGGGTATGTACCATTAGCAGGAACTTCGTCATAAATGGGCACTGGACTAGCCAGCTTAGTGTTACATTTGTATTTAGTAAGTGTATAGTACGCTACTTGTAATTCTGTTGTGCTATCTTTTGCCATCGACTAGATTTTTTAAAGATTGTATAATTCTAGGTCTTTCTGTTTCAAAAGCAGGAAATAAAAAAGGTCTTGGTCTAACACCACCGACAGTACTGCTTGACCTTTTAAACTTTATAGCAACATCAGAATAATCTACGCCTACTATTTTAGTTTCTACTTTTCCTTTAGTTCCAAATTCTACAAAAGGTGCATATTCAACATTGGTGTAAACTTGTCTGCCTAATTCACCAAATTTTTCAGTTTTGATAGAACTTCTAAGCCTACCCGTATCTACCACACATCTACTTTTAGCATCGCTTTCAATTCTAAGTGCGTGTTTATTTATGGTCGTTTCTACATCTTGACGCATCTTTTTACTGAGCAATTCTATCTTGCCAATAACATTATCTAATTCTTTTTTTGAAATTTCTGTTCTAAGCATCGACTTCTTCCACGGCTATTAGTTCTGTATAGGAATGTTGCTCGCCTTTATCTTGGGCATATTCAACATTAAATGTACGCCCATCGTATTGAACTCTTAACAGATAGTCATAGGTAGCTTTACTGTAGCCAAGGCTTACAAAATCATCACGGTATCTTGTAACAATCTTATATTTTACTTTACCTTTTAGCCCACCTACTTCATACGATTCACTACCAGAAAAAGCACTAACATTACCCCAAACAGTAGCAAGCGTGTTCCATGTTCGGGTGTTACCACCCATTCCATCGGAAGTAAGACTGTAATACTGGATTGTCAGTCTTTGCTTCATTAAACCTACATTCGCTTGTCTGTTTTTTGTTTTCATTCATCAGATTAGTTTAGCGTACTTTTTGAAATGCGATTTAGAACCATTAGGTAGCTCACTAACACCACCTTCTACTAAATCTTGTCTATCTTCGTAGCTAGATAGAACTGCTTTTTTTATACCAAGCGTAATGCCATTAGGTATAGAAGTATAGCCTGCTACATATATTACTTTTAATCGCATTCTTTCAAATGGATTTTCGTAAGCGTATAGGCTATTAAAAACAAGGGCATCACCTTGTAAGTAATAATCATCCCCTGCCGTCAATGTAGTTTCAGTGCCTTCGTGATTTATGATTTTGACAGAACTCACCGACTGAGCAGGGAATAAAGGCAAGTCAACCCGTTTAGCATAGCTTTCCCATTCAGCCGTTACAGTTTTTTCTATTAGTTGAAAAGAATACGTTTCTTCAACTACATCTATAACTTCAGCTACTAAGCTTGCTATTAAAGTATCTTCATCACTTGATTCTACTTTCATCCAAGATTTTGCGTTTGCCGTGCTAAGTACATCAGTTGAAGCATTTGTACCAGTTGCTACTGTTGAAACTGTTACAACGCCATTTTGCCCGTAATCTGGTGAAACAATACTACTTCTTAGCATTTAACTCATCCTTTAATTTTATAGCTTTGGGTTCTGGCAGTCTATCTATTATTTGGTTGCCTTTCTTGACATAGTACATAGTCTTAGTGTTCTTATCTTTTTCTATGTGTACTTTGTCAGTTGCATTGTATGCTTTTTTATCTTCTTTAGTTTCATACAATAAACCACGTTTAAGCATATCAGCCATTGTAGCATTATCTGCTTTGAAAGGTTGGTCTATTTTGTACGGTTGTTTACCGTACCTAAAGTTTTTTCTACATCTATACATAGCAATAAAATTAATTAAGAAGGATGGGCAGGAATCGAACCTGCCCAAGTTCCAAACATCCTTAGGGTAATCTTAAGAATTACCTGCGTTCTGTATTGCAGTAGTGAAGTTACCAAACGCACCTGCATTAGGCAAGTAAGTTGGTAGTGCTAAACGACCACTAATTTGTACAGTTACTAAATCTTTAACCACATTGTCTTGGTCTTGCTCGTAGAAACGAACTTGCATAGACTCACGGTCAAATAAAGTACATAATTGAGCAAAGTCAGCTACTAGGAAGTCATTAGCATTTCCATCAGTTGCATTGATTGCATTAGTAGCAATAATAGGAACGCCACGTACAACTGGTACACGAGTTCCATAAACAACATCATTAGGGAATACATAGTTACCGTTAGCATCTTTTCTACGAATCATGTCATAGAATCGACCTATTGACATCATGATTGCAGATGGTGTGAAGTTACGGTTTTCAACTTGTCTAAGTGCTTCAAGTATTACATCATGCTCAGTTGCATCAGCATCGCCAGTATATTGGTCTAAAGTATAGTCAGTAGAAGTTACTGTCAAGCCATAAGTTGAGTCATATAGCAAGTAAGAATCTTCTTCTTTCATATACTTTTCCATTCCACGTAGTGAAATGTGGCTAGCTAGTCCAGCAGTATCATTCAATGCTTCTTTAGAAACACGGAAGTGTGCCGCAATTTTTTCAACAACAGCATCAGTTGCAGTTAGGTCAAAATCGTTTTGTCCAGAAGCATCGCCTTCAGCAACAATAGCAGTATTGTCTGTGAAGTTGCTTTCTTTGATGTAACGAATTTTGTCGCTATTAGTTGTACCGTTTGGTAGGAACTGTCGCACGTGAGTTTTACGCTCGGCATCGTACTTCATACCTGCAACATAATCAGCAGGAACTACATCACCAGTATAAGCATCAGCTTCAGTTATAACTGCTTTAGTGTTCATAGTAAAGCCAGAAATGTTACCTGCTTTGAAGGCATTCATTTGCTCTTGAACACTTTTGCTTTCTAGTGATTCTTGAAGAATGTTTTTAACACTAGCAGGCTTGCTACCAGAACCTAATCTGTTAGCAGACTTTTCGATAGCTTCTAATCTATCTTTTTGGCTAGAAATTAATTCTTCGATGTTTTTGATTTCAGACTTGGTAGCTGAATCAGCTTCGCCTGCAAGGCTTACTTGCTCTTGAAGTTTGTCATAACGGGATTCTAAATCGCCTTTAAGAACATCCATGTGCCCTTTTACCGATTCAAGCCCTTCTGATAAGGTTTTTTCTAAGTCCATTGTTTGAACTCCTTTTCGATTTTTAGTTGATTGTTGAATTGTTTAAATACATTTTCAATCAGTTCGGCTTCATTCTTTAAAGTGGCTTGAACCGGCTTCTTGGTTTGAAGTGAATCTTTAAACGATTGTTCGATGTGTTTAAGTTGTGCTTCTATTAGCCTAAATGTTTCATCGGTATAATCACCCGAATAGAAGGCTTTAGAAAGTTCTTTGTATTTTTCTACTTGGTTCTTGATAGACCCTTTAGCCATACCACCTATAGCCATTTCATTTGCTCCCCAAGTTACTGTTGAGCCTTCCCACATCTTGCATTCTTTAACGATGTAGGCATCATCTTCTTGGCTATAATCACGTTGGATAAAGTTAATACCAACTGAATGCTCTTTAAGTATTCCATCACGGTAAAGTTTGAGAACATCCGTTCCTAATTCTGTGTCAGAAATCATAGTACGGAAATACAAGCCCTTAGAATCTTCTATCAATGTCATGGGCTTGCCTAGTACTTGTAATGGGTCATGCTGATAAAGGTGCATGATTCTGTTCTTACCATTAGGACCATTTTCTTGCAGGGTCTTTTCGTATGCACCCTTAAGAATTACATCCCCATCAGAATCTTTAAAGTCAAAGACAGAATAATATCCTTCGACTATTCTTTTTTCTACATCTACGCCTTTAATCGTAGCATTAGTGTCTTTAGTAATCCATGGTAAGTTCATATTTTTACCTTGTCGTTGTTCTTCTAGTTGTAAGTTTGTTTCGTGGCTACTACAAGCCATGTAAAAGGTTTCACCATCCATTGTATGCGTGTGTGTTCCACGACATCCTAAAAATTCAGCATATTCTTCAGCTTCTTCTTCTGTTCTGAAGTAAGACACTTGTGGTTCTTTTGTTTCCATTTCTTCGTGATGATTTTTTGAACTCATAGGGTGTGATTCTGGTAATAAGTCTGTGTCATGTTTACCACTTCTATATCTTCCATTTCTTAAGGCGTATAGAAAAGAATTTACTCTTGCCATAGCCCATTGTTGTGCAGTTGATACAGATGGTCGTACAGATTGTGGATTAGTACGGTAAGCACCAATGCCACGGTCATATACTTTTTTTAGAGTTGAAGCAGTTGTTCTTTTAGAAGCAACATCACCTACTTCATCATTATGTTCTTTGGCTTTATCACGTAAAGTGTCCATCAAGCCTTTTTCCACGTATTCTATTTCTATACGTTTCTTTTCTTCATCAATTTGTTTTGATTTACGTATCGCCCAATCTACGCCTTCTGTGCCACCCCAAGCATCCCACATTAATCCACCACACCCATCTTCATAAGGAACATCTTTGTGTTGTCTGTGCCGATTAAAAGAAGCCATACGCTTTACAGTATCTTCGCTTAACGCTTCACCCTTTGCCAACTGGTTAGCCCTAGCCCACCCAACTGGTGTACCACATCCTTTAGGGTTGCCAGATTCTTCACGGTACTTTAATGCACGTTTGGCGTTATTAGTTGCGGCTTTGGGATAATCGTTGTAAGTCATACAAAAATGGTTTGGTACAAAAATACAAATTTTTTACACCATTTAACAATTCAGTATCTTACATTGTCTAAACCTTTAATTTTTAAAGTAATGGAAAAACTAATAGATAGAGTGCAAGAACAATTAGATAATAATTGGGCAGTCGATAAAACTGATATACAAGCTTTGCTAATGTTTGCTATTTGTTTCTGGAAACAAGTTCATAAATCACATTAGCTAGTTCATCTTGTCTTTTTGAATTTCTTCGCTCGCTTATAAAAATAGATTGATTTTTTGAAGATTCGGTCATTTTAAGCCAATATTCTTTATGTGCCAAACAAATGACCCTTGTCCCCTTTTTCGCTAATTCTAAGCTAGCCATTATATCAGCCATCTTGTATTCTTTCCATGTAAGTGGGTCAAACTTTATCGTATCAGTATGGAAAGCACTAACACCCGTACCTGCCACATGGATTTCATAATCATAGGGAACTGTACGCAAGCAAGGGTAACTGTCATGCCCACTATAATAGGGTAAATTTAATCCCTTAAGCCTTCTACCATGAAATGTTACCCAAGTATTAGGATACTTCTTCAATCCCTTGACAATCGTTTCTACATAGTCTGGTGGATAGATAATATCATCATCACAAGAAAGGTAGATACCCTTGCTTATGGGTAGCCAAAAAAACTTGGCATTATCTGTGTAGTCTGGACCAGTATAGACTTCTACATTATCGCCTTCTAATTCTGGTTGGTAGTCGTTACCATAGACACGAACCTTATCAACTTGATGCCTTAAAGAGTCTACTACTTGTTGTAGGTTTTCTTTACGTGCTTCTATTGTGGCAAGGTTGGCAGTAATCATTTTTGTGAATCTATCAACTGTTTAATAAATACATCAAACTTTGATTCTAATAAAATTACTATATCACTTTTTAATGCAATAAAAAACAAGGTAAGTATTATTACTAATTGCCAGTCATAAAATGCAGACAATATTAAACAAGCTATGCCTGCAACCAATCCTAATTTATTCATAAGCTTATAAGTGGTTGTTCTTTTCTTAGTTCTGGGTGCATTACACTTTCATGTTCCCCGTGATAACATAATGATTTTTTAGGTATGTACATAGGAATGCCAAGCTTCCATAATTTACGGCTTTGGCTTTCACCAACACCCGATGAAATCTTTGACCTACCAAACCTGCTTGATGTAATAAAATCTTGTTCAAAATTTATAGCTTCTAATGTTTGTCTATTTGTAAAATAACCACCATCACAATAGCTAACCTGAATAGAATCAACGCCTTCTACTTTTACTTCTTTGTGTTCTATATAGGTCCAGATTTTAGGTCTGCCATCATTTAAAAGATTGTAAGCGTACTTGCCCTTAATTTGTGAATGCAGTTTATGAATCGTGTCAAAGTCTATTTGCAAAAAATCATCTGGCAAGAATAAAAAGAAATCGTGATTAGACTGCTTGCACACTTCAAAAGCATATTGCCAATTAAGAAAGTATTGTTCTTTCCCTTTGTGTTCTAGTCTGTGAAACTCGCACATACCCACGAAGGGCATAGGGTCAAAATCACTACCATCGTCTATAACTATAGGTTTTTCTGGGCATTGTTCAATGACCTTTGCTAACATAGCAGGTCTATTGTAGCTAAATATTATCGTCATAAGGTTCGTAGATAACAGTACAACGGCAGTTAATTGTATTGCTTGGTAAAGCACCTAGTGAAGAATCGCCAGGATATTGCATTTTATCTGTAAACCCTTCAATATTAGGTACTTCAAAAGTTGATTCTAAGTTTACAACCGTTTGACCATCAACTGCTAAATGCGTATCACGTACCCTATCATCTTGAGTTGATAACCATACCTTCTTTGTGGGAACACCCGAAGCTTGTGCGCCTAAAACAGAACCTGCATTAGAAGCTGATACTAATTCAGTACGGGCTATCAATACCCCCCTTCTATAACTAAAGTCTGGCATATAGCTTAATTCTTTTGCAAATCTTTGTACGCTTGTCCCTTCTTTTAATGCTACTTCAACTGCTTTCCGAACACCCCTTTTAGTTGATTCCGTTACCATTACAATCTTACTGGTAGTATCTGAAGGGTTTAAAACTTCATTTCCTGCAAGCCATTGTGCGATTAAAACATCCCAATCAACACTTACTTCTTTCTTCATTGATTCTTTTAGATTAGCAAGTGTTTCTTGACCAAACACTTTCATCACCCGTGTATAGACTTTTTTGTAAGCATCAAGCATAGGTTCTACGGTAATGATGCCTTCTAAATCAATATCTATCTTATCACGTTTTTTTACTTCATCTAAATATTGTTTCAACTGATTACGAAGAGCCCGATAAAAAATTCTTTCTGCGTATTTTTCAAAAGATTTTATCTTGTTATCGTAAGCCTTCCATGTCATGTATTTTTTATAAGATTCGATATTTGTCTTAGGTATTGGCATAAATAAAAAACCCTAGACCTTTTCAGAGCCTAGGGTATAGATAACAAAATAAAAGTCAAAGTCCATTAAGAAGTTCTTGTAATACTTGGCTGAATTTTTCTACATCATCAGCACTAAGCCAACCCATAATAAGTGCAGTTGTAAGTCCTATAGCCACAATATTACGAAGCGTAAAAGCTTCAAGAAGTTCGTTTTTAGTTTGATTCCATTCGCCTGCAACAACTGCTTTGAGTGCTTTACCGATGAACTGATTAGGCAAGGGCAAAATATCCAATGCTCCGTGCAACACTTGCCCTGCTTTGTTTTTTCCTTCGGCAACTTCGGATATGATACGTACAAGTTTCCAGTCCTTAATAGGTTTTTTCATTTCATCATCTCCGATATAGCGTTAAATAAAGCACTTGACCCTAAGCCTGCACCAGTTGCCCAAGCTATAATCTTTTGCTTAAACTTAACCAGTTCAGCTATTTGTTTTTCGTTATTTGTTACTTTTTTTACAAGACCTTCCTGACCAAACTCATTACCTAGTAATGCTTCTTTTATATCTTGTATATCTTTAGCAAGCAACTCAATCATAGCTTCAAGGTTATTTACTTTAAATTTTAGGTCTTTAAATTCTTGGTCAGTCATAATAGTGCCAGATTACGTTTGATGCTTTATCTTTATCCATATCAACATGAATGAAATTCTTTCCGATACCGATGCGATTCAAACCAACAGAAAGTAAGGAATTTATTATTTTATATCTAGTAAGACTATCTTGAGCCTTTAAGTCTATAGCCATGCCTTTTGTGTGGCTACTTGTTCCATCCCTGCCTTGCTCTTGCTCCCATTCTTCGCTTCTAAAGCCCGATGTCGGTATAAATGGTATCTTAGCAACCATCCTTGCTATATCTATCTTCTTCATGAATTTTTCATTCATTTCTTCTAGCTTGCAGGGTGGATTGCATTTGTCAAAATCTGATTGTGAAAAATATTTAAGACCCGTATTCATTCTTTAACATTTTAATATCTTCATCAGTTAGTTCATTAGTCGCATCTGGTATTAGATTCATTGGGATGTATCTGTTATTGTCCCCAACTGGTTGGTAGCCCATTTCGATACGCTTTTCATCAGCAGTTAGCCACCAAGCTTTATTTAACCAATCTACCTTTTCACTATTGTCTTTATTCAACGCATCAATAGCTTGTACATCAAAATCTAAATGATATTTTTTACCAGTTGCTTCATTAAATAACGGAACTAAAGAACGATTCAATTCTGAATAATCCCGTGTAAGTTCTGGGATTACATTATCCATATACAACTGCTTGCGAGATTGCTCTTTGTTGGCGTTGGTTTTGTTGTCTGGGTCATTCAATAATTCACTAGGGAAATTAAAAACATTACATATATCCCGTTGGGTCATCTTGCCTGCTTCAATGATTTCTAAATCAACTGGTGGTATGCCGAACTTTTCAAATCCTAGCTTAACACTAGACACTAGCCAAGACTTATAATTACTTGGTCCTTGCATATCACGTAAGTAGTTTTCTAGCTGACTACGTTGCATTGGTGTTAATTGCTCAAGGTCTGGGTCGGTAGGATAAACCACCCCACTAGCACCACCATTTTTTAAGGCTTTACTTAAAGCCATATCACCATCGTTGCCCAATCGTATGGAACGCCTTGCCGCTTTTAGTGGACTCATACCATAAAGATGTGAACCAACTGAATCATAGTCTGGATTCCAATATTTCCAATGTATAACAGTTTCAGCAGGTAGCTGATGCCCATCTTGCCCGTACATATCTATGATATAGCCTTTGATAAGGCTTTCATACGTTGGGTCTGCCACTATCTTTGTAAACTGTGAAGGCATTACCCACATCTCACCAACTGTGCCATCGCCCAACTGCACAAAATGCGTATAGGCATTACCCGTTATAAGCTGAAAGCCCTTCATGTTCTCGTACCATTCTGGGTAACCTTGCAATGGATTCGGTCGGGTCATCAACTTAAAAAGTGGGTCACGTTCATCATGCACTTCATCAAATGCTTCATTCTTTAATTCAAGAAGATTATCAATCGTTGATTGCTTTGCCTTATCACGATTTGTAGAAGCTAGCCTTTTATACTTAAGTGCTTTTGCTTCGTTCTTAACAACCTGAACTACGGGTGGCACGGCTGATGCCGCTTTTGTGATTCCATTAACAACGCTATAAACATCGGGATTTAATTCATACCCATCTTCTACATAAGCGTTCTGGGTATCATCCAGACTAATAGGCATACCCCTATGAAATCTAAATAACTGTCTGTTTAATTCGTTCACCAAGTTGGTGTTGGGTGCTTTTGTCCTAGCAAAAGGTAGAAGGTCAGATAGAGCCATAATTTACTTTTTAAGTTGCAGTTAAATTAACAAATATTTACAACTATTGAAATAAGCAAAAAAAAACCACTTGACTTTCACACCAAGTGGCATATCTACAGAGTTAATGATTCTACTAAAAATTCAATCTTTTGTGTAAATCTTTATACTGATTGTCGTACTTCAATCTATTAGCATGGTCTTGCCTTAAGTGCATAATACTAGAATGGTGCATATTAAACAACCGTGCAAGTTCTATATGACTTAGGCTTACCCAGTTAAAAAATAGTGAACGGTAATTAACAAACTTAGACTTTCTACTTTTAATAAACAAAGTATCAAAGCCTATGTTCATCTTATCGCAAAATTCTGCAATCAGTTCCTACGTGGTTATCTTCTAGTTCACCAGTAACGCATTGTTCAAATCGTTTAAAGGCATCTAGTGCTAAGGTGTACATTCTTTTTCCTTTATTAATTGAAGTGAACGTATTAACTGGAAGCTAGCATTTTTAGCTTTACCATTCTTAAAATAATAAATAGGCGTTGTACCTAGTCCAGTTTTTCTTGCTAGGTCTGGAACGTGCTTATCTTGAAGCCATTCCCATATTTCTTGTTCTTCTTTTTGTGCTTTCATATTAATATCCTTGTTTAGCTTCTATAACTTCTTCTACGCTTGCAAATTCGCCCATAGATGCTTGACAGTTAGGGCAAACGACTTCATAGTCGTATTCAGTACCGAAGGCATGGCTAAAGCTATTATCTTCGATTTCTAAATCTTCTATTTCTAGTTCTTCGTCTGAACATTCGCATTTAATCATTCTTCTACCCATGTGAGTTCTTTGCCATACATTTTACGTACTTCGTATCTAATACGGTCCGTGAATCCAATCATGCTTTCCCCTTCTAAGCTGAAGTAGGTAAAGTTATGGTAGGCGTGTTGGAATTTTAAATCCATTTCATAATAAGTAATGGGTTCATCTTTCCAGTCTTTGCATTCTATAGTTCTAAGTGTTCCAGTCATTGCTATCTGTATTTTGTTATTGTTATTTTAATCTTACTACTAATGCCCTATCATCTACGCACAAAGTGCACAATCCTAATGATTCAGCTTCTTTAAGACTTGGTTCTAATTCTTGCAAGCCTAAACGGTTAAGCATCCCATTTACTGTTGTTGGCTCTTTACGGTTATCATTATCATCTAACCATTCTGCATAAACATTAGATGCACAATCTTCAAGGTTTTCTGTAAGTAATTCAAGTAATTCTGGTTTTGTCATTGTTCTGTAGTTTGTTATCGTTTTTTAATTCATAAGTAATATACACACATTCACAATACGATGCAAATAAATTTTTAAATTATTTTTAACTGTGTTTATTTATCATCTCTTCTATTATGTCAAATATATTTTTTTTAGCCTTTACTACCATTTGTTCGTAGTCATTTAACATCTCGCTAAACAATCTTGTATTCTTTATACTGCTAGAAGATTCTATAAAACCTTGCACTTCTTCTATTTCTCTACCTTTATCTACTAGAAAGTCTAGCCATATATTTAGCTTGTCTATGTCCTTCATTGTTCTGTAGGTTTGTTTGATATTTTGTAAATGTTACTTTTAGTGGTCGTTGCATTCTACAATACGCAAAACATCCATTAGCCCATGCAACTTACCACTTAGATACTTGGCTTGTAATAAGTATTCTTCCATATTATAAGTCCCGTTATCTATATCTCTATCTTCTTTTCTTCTAAGCTTTCGTATCTCTTTCTTTAACTTAGTTATTTCTTCATTTATTTGTTTTATAGTATCGTACATAATTCTGTAGGTTTTGTTATCTGTTAATTAAGGGGGTGTTACCCCCCGTTTGTTTTTTATGCTTCAAATAATTCGGGGTTTTTGTCGAACATTATTTTCATTTTTGCTATAAAAGCAATTTTAAACTCTTTGTCGTTTCTCATTTTAAGCCAGCTAAATTTATTATCTAGTTTTTCTATGTGTTTTCCCATTTCTTCTGTCCAATTTGAACTTTGGTGCATTTGGTCTATTTCTTCAAGTATTTCTTGTTGTCTGTTTCTGTAAGTATTGATTGTTTCTAATGTCATTGTCTTTGTGTTTTGTTATCGTTTATCTTACTTAATGATACGACATTCCTACATTCAATGCAAATAAATTTTTAAATTATTTTTTATTTATGTGTAGAATCGCTCTTTTTGGGTATGTAGGCTATGATTTTTTTTTAATTTTTTTTTAGGAACGGGCGTTCCTTGTTTTAAATTAAAGAAATATCTAAGGTCTTTTTCTTCATTCGGTCCATGATTGTGTACCTACCTGCATCTATTCCGTGGTTGAAATCATCTATGGGCTTGTTGGTAGGTGAGCCACTTCTGTCTTTTGCCCATGTGTAGCTACTAAATTCTTCTATTAGGTCTTTGCTTTGTGCGTGTATTTTTATTGGGTAGTCTTGTAGCAACTGGATTCCAAACATGACAGAATCTTTACCCTTCTTTGCAGGCTTGACCCATACACCATGGTTTCTTAATTCAGCTATGCTTTTAGGTTCAGCACTATCTGCTACTATTTCATCCGTTATGCCCAGTTCTTTGATTAAACGGCTAATATGTTGGTTGGTAAGTTGCCTTCGGTATATGTGTTGCTTCCAGTATAAAGCACCACCTGCATAGCGTATTTCGACAAGGGCAGTCGGGTCGTTTGTATAACCCCAGTCAAGCCCGAAGCATCGCCATTTAAAATTATCTGGAAAGTCGTTTGTGGTTTCAAAGTTAGGAAACACCAAGCCTTCTAGCCTACCCACTTCACCCTAGCCCATAGACTTGCCATCTGTATTGGTTAGCCGTGCCTGCCTTTATGTTTTCGGGCGTAGGTTCGTAGCTTTCTATCTTCTTCTTAATACTAGATTGTATGAACGCATTATCACGGTAAGTAGAAACAAACCAATCCACGTCATCACGCCCATAAAGTTTTTCGTGCGCCCAGAAGCTTGCCGAAGGATTAAAGTCAATGATGGTCTGGTAAGTAGTACGCATACTAATCTGCTCGAAAATACCATAGTCTATACCGTTTGCTTCGTTAAAAAATGAATGTGTTCTTTTACCACTTCTTGCATCTATTTCGTCATTGTATGAATTAAATTCAATCTTAGAGCCACTAGCAAAGCTGAATACCCTATTGCTTTTATTGTGGTCCTTGAGTTCCTGCGTAAAGAATGGGTCATTAAATATAATTGTTTGTGCATCCCGATACGCACCCACCCTTAAGTTGGGTATGTCTTGACCAACAACAGTAATGACTAAATCATTTTCTGTGCAGGCTTTCATTACTAGGGCTTGCAGTATAGCGAATGTCTTACCAGAAGATGTTCCCCCTTGATGAACTACATAAGGCTTGTCGCTATTCTGTGTAAGCGTATAAAGCTTTGTTACATCTAAGTTATGGTTCAATGACCCGTACAGTTACCGTGTCTATCTTTTCACCATCAGTTGTATGGTCCACACTTTGCTTAGGTTGCCCATACCGATAGGATAGCCAAGTTTTGATTGCCGTGTCTGAACCTTCATTAACTCTAAGTGCTAGCTTCTGCCATACTTCAATAGGTGCTAGTGTAGCATCCATAGCTTCTAGCATAGCTATTTCATTAGCCTTTGGCTTTCTACCTGCCCTAGCCTTTAGTTGAATGCCCACCGTTATTTCTTCTACCATCTGCCATACATACAATTTAATAAAAAATAATTAATTAAATCACAATCCCCTTAATTCGTATTCAGACTTTAGCCGTTTAAAGAACGACTGCGCTCCACCAGTATTGAATAAACCACCAATTAAATCGCCATCATTTAGCATCTCTACTATATCATAAAGCCTTGATATTTCTACGTTTGTAAACTCTTTTACAGTCCTAGACTTACTTTGATTGTAAGGCATTTCATTCTTAGGAATAAATTCATCAGCGTTTAATTTAAACCAGTCGTTAAAACACCTAGCTAGTGCAGATATGTTATTACCATGTCTTTTAGCTACTTCGTAAACAACTGCCATCATCCATACCCCATAGACTGAATCGAATCTAATATCGTCTGGGAATATTGGGTTATTGACTGTTATGGTTTCATGTAACCTAACTAGATAATTCTTTAGTGCTTTCTTGTCAGTTGGTAGTTCCTTTGTAGCACCAATGTCAATATGGAACTGGTAAAGGGTGTTTAAAATGTTCGTATCGTACTCAAATTTCATCTGTAACGAACTATAATTCTTTACTTCATACTTTGTATCGGCTATGCGTATTTCCATTAGAATGGGTTTTCAAATTTGTTATCTTTTTGTTTGGTGAATTTTACGTAATTGTTTGCCCATGTGCTAGCTTGAAGTTTCCATCTTTTAATTCTTCTACCATTCTTTTTCCAATCTAATGATTCATAATGGTTGATAAAGTTTTCAGCTTCTAGTGTTATATGGGTGCTACCAATCTTATCAGTTTCAGTAAAATATTTTTCTACTTCCGATAGTGTGGGTATTATATTCTTTTCATTCTTATCATTCTTTACATTCTTTTCATTCTTAGTAGTTGTTACTTGTTTGTTGCTCGTTTGTTGCTTGTTTGTTAGTTGTTTGTTACTCCGTGTGTTGCTATCGGAATCTACGTCTTGGTAAGTGTCGTAGTTGCATACATTTACAACAGTACCACGTCTGTTGCTTTGTCTGTTGATTTCGCCAGTACTTTCTAGCTTCTTAAAAACAGTTCTTAATTGTTGGGTAGTGATACTTAATTCATGTGATAGAATTTCCAAACTTGTAACAAAAGTACCCCTTTTAATGACATCACCCCTATAACGCTTATCTTTATGATTAGCCTTTAGTAAACAATGTAGGAATACCCTTGTACAGTTTGGTTCATCGTACCATTCCCATTCTAAAAACTGTCTATGCAGTTTTATCCATCCTTTGCCCATAGCTAGAATGGTAGGTCATCATCTATGTTGTTCATATCTACTTTGACTGATGGTTCTGGCTTTTGTTCACCTTTACCCCCAAGCATTTCAAGCCTATCACAAATGATTTGCGTACTGTAACGTTTTTCACCGTTCTTTTCATATTGGGTTGTAGTAATAGAACCTTCAACACAAACCAAAGAACCCTTGGTTAAGTATTGTTGTGCTATTTCAGCCGTTTTGCTAAATGCCACTATGTTGTGCCATTCTGTTTTATCTTCACCCTTTACTTTTTTGCTAGTTGCTAAGGACCAGTTGCATACGGGTGTGTTTGTTTGTGTGAATCTGGTTTCTGGATTTGCACCCAGTCTGCCTATTAATATTACTTTGTTCATAATTGTATTGACTTTTCTTTTGCTATTTTTTCTGCTTCTTGTTTATAATACTGTGCTAGTTCCATAACTTCAACCTTATTTAGTTTTATCATGCTCCTAGACAGTTGTTCTATATAATCTGCCGTTCCTTCACCGTATAGTAAGTCTATTTCGATGCCGTGTCGGTACTGTTCACCTGCGTTGTATTTGTTGCAGGATTGACATTGTGCGTGTGCGTTCTGTTCGTGGTATCTTGTTGCCGAAAATCTACGGCTTTGAAAATGACCACAATCCATATCTTTCCAATGCTTGATAGTGTTGCACGTAATACATTTGCACAACTCGTTATGGTTGGCATCACGTAGCCGTACATACTTTGAAAACCAAGCATCGCAAGTAGCTTTGGCACTACTTAGGTTTTTGCTTCTACTAAGTCCCATGGTGCATTTCACCTATTTTTTTTATTTCTGATAAAGGTACTAAAAAACCTAATGCGTTGTTGTTTTCACCACCTTGCACGATTTTATACTTAGCATCTGACTTAGCTTTATAACCCTTGACCCGTATGTAGTCAAATAGTACGCTATGACGTACAAAAATCATCTGTAACGGGTTCAAATTAGTTATGAATACTACGTGGTCTGCTCTACTTACTAAAGCGCCTGCATTACGTAAATAATAAGTATTGTAGAACTCTACAAATATATTACCAGTATGCTTAACCATAAGGTCATTCTTTACTTCAAAATAATGATAGTTGTTGTCCTTTATTGCTTTGATGTCCCAGTCTGGGAAATTGTAGTCTGGTGCATATTCTACCTTGCTATATCCTAAGCTTAAGGCTAAATAAGTTCCAACAATCCTTTCACCATCTTTGCCATCTTTTAACCTTTGGGTGTCTTTAAATTCAGTCATCTTTTATTTGATTAAATGACCGTTTGTAACGTTCTGTTTTACGCCAATCAGTAAGGGCAATAGCTATTGAATACAAAGCAATAAAACCAAGTACTTTAGCTATCAAGCCCACACCATCAAGCATTAAGTTTAACAGTTCCATTTTTATAGTTTTGTAGTTTTCTGATTGTCGTGTAAGCAGGGTCGATTGTGTCCATATTTCTAAATGCCCTAAGTCTTGGCACGGGTATTTGTATAGCAAAGCTTAAATCGTTTAGGTCTTGAGAAGAAAGCCATTTACGTATTTCTTCTAGTTCTTTTTCTGGTGTCATAATGGTAATTTAATTGAATGTTCAGCACAGAAGTGTGAAATACGGTCCATGTATTTGGTCATTTGTTCCACATTCATCTTGCTTGTTCTTGTTCTTTTTTGTTTTGGTTTACCGTTTAAATCTCTAGTGGTGTAAACGGGTGCAAATTGGTCTATAAATGCTTCGTGAAGTTCTTCTGGGTAGTAGCCTAAATCTTCACTTATTATTGCTATCCATTTCCAGTAAAGCTTATTCTGTTCAGCACTTCTACTGTTAATGGTCTTACATAATTCTATTGTGTATTCACCATTAGGCAAGGAAGATAGATAGTCCCGAAGGTCAAACTTCCAAGCCTTTGTGGTTTCACCATCTGTTATTCTAAACATTCTTTTGAATCTCATTTAGCAATAGAATAGAAGTAATCCATATTGGGTTTAGATACTGCGTACTTTTGCCGTAAAAGGGTAGGACTACCACCACCCTTTACAAACTCTTCTGCTTTATCCCATTCTGGCATCCCTTCATTTAACCAAGGTTTTTTTTCTTCTTTCTTAAATGCCTTTGATACTTTTGGCTTATTCCCTGCGGCAAGGTTGCCATCATCATCTTCTGCTTCTATACCCAGTAAACTACCTAGTGTAAATCTACGGTAATAGGTTACACAAGCACCAAGTTTTTGTGGGTCATCTATGTTTGGCAAGGCAATAAATGCTTCTACTGAATCACCAGATTCTATGTCTATGATTCGTGTGCCAACTGCACCATTTTCTATGGGTTGAAGTAGTAGTAAATCTTCTGCTATAAGTGCAGGTCGTACTGCTTCTATCAGTTGGTTAATATCAAAATACTTTGACTTGAAAAAAGGATTGGTTGAATCCTTCTTCATCTTATCCATTGTGCTTGTTACCTTAAATAATTTTTTGTAAATCTTCATTTGTTTGTTCCATTTTAATATATCCGTTACCTTGTTTGATTTGTACGGGTTCAATTACTTCGCCCGTGTGTTGGTCCACTATTGAAACGCCATCTTTAGTTGCTACCTTTATTAATCTTTCGATTCGCTTCTTTTCTGTGTCTGCTTCTTTCCACATTGAACTTTCTTTATAGTCATAAGAAGTCCTGCCTGCAACATGGGTAATTTTGTACCCATTTACAACTAGGGCTTCTTTACTATCTAAGTAAGTCAGTTCGTTAATGATTTGACTTTCTATTTGCTTTATAGCGTATTCAATTTCGCTTTTTAAAGCACGAAGTGTTACGTAGGCATTACTTGCCTTAAGGTTACCTTCTTCTACCTTCTTGATTAAGTTATACGGTTCTTCTATTGGCATAATGTACTAAGTATGTTCCAGTTATTGTTATCATTGCAAATTGTATAAGTATGTGCTTCATGGTTTCCCCTTCTGCCATAAGGAAGAAGAAGAATATGATGCCACAAATGTATGCTAGTATTTTTTTCATTGTTATCTATTTGTTATTGATTTGTTATGAGAGTTTATACTTAATGTATTCAATTTGTTCGATAGTAAGTTTTATGCCTACTGCATTTATTGCGTTCGATATACCTTCCCAATCTGTAGTTGTAAATATTGCAGTTCGTATTTTTGGATTATGCTTTAATAGATAAAGAATATCCTTTTTGTCGTATGATGTTAAATCTATCATTGTTATCTATTTTAGAAGGAAGCCCGAAGGCTTCCGTTTGTTATTGTTTATAGCTTAAAGTCAATAGTTATTGGTTCATCATTTATATATTTACTTCGTGTTTCAATTTTAATTTCTAGTATTTTTTTCTTTTTAGCATAAGCCTTATGTACAAAATCTATAAGCTTACGACCACGATGTAGTGCTAATGTATATTTTCCAGTTTGAGTACGCAATAGTCTATCAAACATTTCTAATTCTCTTTCTACATAATATAATTCTTGCTCTAGTTCTTTTACTTCGTTGATTTGCTCTTGTTTTGTCATTGTTCTGTAGTTTTGTTATCATTTAATCTGAAAATAATATACAAACATAAATAATACTTGTCAAGTTTTTTTTTATAAATTTTTAAAAAAAAGTTAAAAAAAGGGTAAAATATGCCCTTAGATACCTTTAAACAAAGAAAAAATTAGAAACTTTCTACTGGCGTTTCTATTACTTGGGTAATTATGTTTTGGTCTGAATTTGATTTCTTAAGCTTGAAATCTACGAACCAACCCCCAATGTCGGTAGGGTTAAAATTCTTTTCAACTGCCCAACCTGACTTACCTGCACCAATGCCATCTACATAACTACCTGACTGAATGTATTTTATTTTGTCTTTGTAGATTCTACCATTTGGTGAAACTCGCATTCTAGCAGTCGATGGGTCGTACCACTTTTGGTGTGTATGACCACGGACCAATATGTTAGCATCTGGGTATTTCATCGCTTCAATCTGAACGTCTAGCATACCCTTAGAACGTTTAGCATTACCACCGAAGCCATGGTGGTAGTGTATCTTACAAATCTGACTGGAACGCTTGTTCCTTAATCGCATAAATACCCAACCAGAATATGCACCCAACTGGATATTAACACCATGCTCCAAGTTCAATGCCCAAACAATACTGCGTAAAATATCGTGGTTGTGGAATTTGTTGATAGTCTTTTCGTGATTACCATACGATATAAGGGCTATATTCTTTGCGTAAGGCTTTAAAAACTCAATAGTGTATTCAGCTACCAAATCAAGGTAAGTACGCCCATGCTGAATGAATTGTGGGTCTATATCTTCACGTTGTAAACGTCTGTCCCCATAAGACCCCATGACATCTAACAAATCGCCAAAAATAAAGATAAGCCCATTGGCTTCTTTTATTTCGTCAAAGTGTCTTTTAAGTATGTCCCTTTTACACCCAATAGAATCTAAGTGTATATCAGAACAAAAAAGTGTGGGAACTATGTCAGTAGAACGGCATCCATCAAACTCAAATAAATGCACATTTTCGGACAATTCTTCAACGTGCTTTTTCATATAATTTGGTTAGTAAAGGTTTACCAAAATTATTGAATTTAAACTGAAAAGCAAAATTACCAACAAATTACCCACACACTAGAATTATTCTTCAGTCTTTTCGGCTTCTTCGGATTGAGCCTTTAAGGTATTTTCATACCCTTGCTTTACATATCTGATTTCATCAAGTTGCATCTGTAAACGTGCTTCTTGAACTTTCAGTTCTTCGATTCTTTCTTCTAATGTCATCTTGTATAATTATATTAGGGTTAAGACCAAATATAACTACCAAGCCAATCCTTTCAAAGTCGAAGGATTCTTTTGTGCTTCTATTTGGTCGGTCAATGATTGCTCCACATCTTCTTCGCCTACTTCAGCTTTAACCCAACCAAGAACGATGTCTTCGGTTAAGTCATCAAAAGCGATGTAATCTTCAGATGAAGCGTCAGGGTGAAAAGAGCAAGAACCGTACCTTCTTGAACTGTATGACACAGCGTCATCGCCTTCGCCAACAGTTTCGGTATGGGTGCAATCCCAATGTGCCGTTACAACCCCTTTATCAGAGTCGTTAGTGTATTCTAGTGTGTTAATTTTCCAGTTCATTTTCTATTGGTTTTTAAGTTGTTCAATTTCTGCTCTAAGTTCTTGAATCGCTCCTACTAATAAAGGAACTAACTTGCTTTGGTCGATACCTTGATAGATTGGATTACCTTCGTCATCTACGGCATCCTTTTCCCCAGTTATCGCTTCAGGTACAACGTCAGCTACTTCGTGTGCTAAGAATCCATCTACTGTTGTATCAGCATCAGCAATAAAGTTAAATCTACTAGGATTTAGTTGGTCAACCCTATCCAATGCACCAGTTAATGCTACTACGTTTTCTTTTAGTCGATAGTCAGATGAAGTGTTGTAAGCCGTTGCTGAAGCACTTGTCGAAATATTGCCAACCGAACCATTTGTATTTAAAAACTCGTAATGATAATGCGTGGTATCTGCATTAACGGCACTTTTCCAGTATGATTTTCCAGTAGCGCCAGTTATAAGCCGTAATCCATAAACAGTATTACTTGGAGATGCACTAAAATCTTCCATCGCAAAAGAAACATCGCCACCTGAGAGAATACGCATACGTTCCACCGTTCCATCCGACCTAAATACCAAGTCTGCATTATTAGCTGACTTGTTGATACTAGCAATTTGAAAATCAGTATTTTGTCCGCCAACAGAACCCCTAAATAACAAACCTACTTCATTATTTGCTGTGGTATTGTTGTTGTCTAATAGTAAAGCTATATTTTCGCCACTTGCACTATCTTTTGAAATATGAATCGGAACTAAAGGATTTGTTTCGCCAATCCCTACGTTACCTGAACTATTTAAAACTAATACATTATCTAAACCATTAGTCCTAAAATCCATAACACCAGTATCTCTTGTGTAACGGATTCTGCCTTCGTATTGACCTGCACCAGTATTAGCACTTGCGAAATTGATAGTCGCTTGTGCAGAATTGCCCTGCCATAAAGTTAGACCAGGTGATACACCCGATGCTCCTTGACCTATAACTAATGAAGATGATGTGCTAACGCTAGTAGCAAAACTGTCAGGTGAACTATTATTAATACCTATTGCACCTGAGCTTTGGATGCGCATCTTTTCGCTACCCGATACTTGAAACTCTATATTTGTTCCAGTAGCATTGTTGATTTGTGCGTTACCCGTACCCGTTGGACCTATGTTAATTCTGCTATCAATATTAGTACCAACAGACTTCAGCCAAAGTGTATCGGTATAACCGGATGGCGCTTGTAATGTTAAAGGCGTATTAGCAACAAACGAATTAGTACCAATCCCAACTTGTGTAAGTAATTGACCATCACCGTTTTGTAGTCCACCAGTAGTTGGTGAACCTGCCGTTGTTCCAGTAGTTAATAGGTTACCGTATGTGTCTTTTAGTTGTTCGCCTGCTAGATTCATAATTTAATGCTTGTCAAAATACATTGATGATTGATTCCAAATTTGATTGGAGCGTGATAAGACACCCCATCTGATATGCGATATATACGTGAAAAAGCTCAAGCCCAAACCCTGCTAGGTGAGTTAGGTGTAACTTGTTCTACATTCGTAAATTCAGGTAACTCTAAATCGCCCAGTATGCGAATGTTAAGGTGTACCCCATCTATAAACGTAGGTGCTTTTAGTTCGTTGCCTTCTTCGTCATAAATTCCTTCTTCATCTACTATCGTACCGACATAAGAACAAGCGTGTCCCTTTTCTGTGGTGAATATTTTTTTGGTGGCTAACGTGCCATCGTTGTCATATTCTACTTCTTTTACGAATGGTTCGCCCAGTTCATTAAAGAAATCTTCTTTGGTTGGTGCTTTTAGGTATATGTCGGTCATTGTGTTAGTTTTATAAGTTCGTTGTTAGTCAATCGTCTTGGGAAATAAATTAGTTTTGATACAGTAATATTTGATTGTTCTGAACCATCAGACTTTCTTCCTAGTCTTAATATGTTTACGGCTGGAACTGTTCCCGAAGTATCAGTATCGACAGTTGCACCGTTATAAGTAGCGCCAAAATCATTCGCTTTGTATGCACCAATAATTTTATTTATACCGCTAGTTCTCAAGAATTCTTGTTCGGTATAAAATTGTGCTGAACCACCATTTACAACCGCAAAATTTATTTCTAAACTTGCAGAGCCTAAATCAAATTGTATTCTTTCGTTTTCTCCACCATCATCAAATTGAAACAATCTATCAGTTCTACCTACAAAATCATTAAGTATTTGATGTTGTAATAAAACCGTACCTTCCTCTTCATTGTAAAAGTCTGAAAAGGCAGTACCAGTTATTTCACATACATCAGCACTTCTTGTTACTGTTGCCGTAGTATATACATCAGCACTTCTTGTTTCTTCTGAACCAGTTGTAGCAATGTAAGAAGTTCGTTGGCTTTGTTTTTCTAGTTGTCTATACGCTACATAAATATATTCACCGCTTCCCGTATAAGTTACATTCGTTCCATCGGTAGTATATATTCTACTAGCTAAAGCACTACTTGACGTAGATGTTCCCGTTACGCTTAAAATGTACCATCCATTGCCTACATCTTCAACAGTTCCGCTTCCACTTAAAATAGAACCATCGCTTAAATCTACATTCATTTTAACCGCCGTTCCAACACCACCACCAGTAAGAATTATACGGCACGTTGAAAGTGTACCTGCTTTAGCTAAAATAGAAAAAGTATAATCGCTTGAGCCGTCAGGCGTAATGGTTGAACTTTGAATGAAATGTGTATTGTTTACCGCAGTATCTGTAATTTGTGTTACTTGCGTTTGTCCATCTATGGGGTTTGTAACTGTTTGCAAGGATAAAGAAACTTCAATCGTAGCCGAATTGTTACCCGTTAAATTTCCCGAATTAAGATGTAAATTCGTACTAGCACCTTCCAACAATAACCCTGCTTCTACCCATTGCCCATCAATATATTTGTGGTCGGTTCTTGCTACGTTAGTTGATGCCGTAGATAGTACCCCACTACTGTTAAAGAACGTTGCCGTACTTGCTCTACTAGAAAAGGTTGGTATCGTTGGAATGTAGGAAGTAGGGAATGAACCTTCTTCGACTTGTGCGCCAAAAAAATATACATCAGCACCAATCGGATTAGCTATTCCAAAATTATCAGAAGTATTTCCCCAAATTGCTATTTCGGGAGAAGTTCCACCGCTTGCGCTATCAACAGTCATTGATACTTTGTACCAATCATTTCCATAATCTTCTAATGTAGCACTTGAAGTTGTATCAGTTGATATTGCAACGGGAGAAGCATTAAAATTTACACTAACATTATTATTTGTACCATCTTTTGTAGTGAAGCGTAATAAACCATATTGTGAACTTGCCTTTTTTAAGAATACAGTAAAACTATAATCTGTATTGTCGGTTAGTGTTAAGGTATATTCGTGCCTTGACTGAAAAGTACTGTTGTTAGACGATATTTTAACCCCATTTACTTTTTCATTTGGAGATACAATCGCATAATTTTCAAATTCAGAAACACCTACTTGCGCCCAATCTGTTGTAATCTGTTCGCTTGACTTGATAAGATTCGTTCTGCTTTCTTCTATCAGTAAGCCTTCGTGTACCCCTGCCGTTGAATAGTTCGGTCTAGCTTGTCCAATTGTAGCTTCTTGTATGATACCATTCGCATCCGTATAAGTACCAATGGAAGCACGTGAAAAGGTTGCTCCCACACTAGCTAAGTGCGAAGTCATATCCGCAGGCGTTGGTTGCGAATCAAACTGAAGGTTTAATGATGGTCTAACGCTTGGGAAATTACTCATAAGATGAATCGGTAAAGGCATTTAATCTAATATATCAACAAGTAAGAATTTAACAGTTCTTTCAGATGCTTCATTGGATGCACCCTTGACACGAACCTTGTTCACGTCTTTGAATACATCAGCAGGTAACGAGTGTTTACCATCCGCAACACTTACTGAAAACTTCGTTCCAAACGTATCATAGATGTTAAACCATGTACCATCCACTTCTACTTGTAAGTCAAAGGATGTGTTGGTGTACGTTCCTTCTAGGATTAAAGAACCAATTTCGTAATCTATGTTTCTGCCTTGAATTTCAACTGCTCCTGAAAAAGAAGCACCACTTGCGATTGTTGCCGTTCTAATTTGTGCCATAGTTTTATTAGGTTTTACATTTGTTTACAATTTACGAATTTTCTACATCTTTAGAAACTTCCGCCTTATAAGCTTGAATGATTCGCTCAATCATTGCGTGAGTTTCATACGTTGCGTTTATCTTTCTTAAATCCTTCTGAATTGCTTCTAGTAATTCTATGTTGGTCATACTTCGGTATAATCTAATTGTATTATTTGATACGGTTTTATCGTAACAGAACCGCCAGTTATTGCGTTTGTTCCAGTTACATTAGAAACTTCTTGATATTTTACTAATTGCCCACGATAAGGAAATAAGTCCGCAAAAGTCAATCCGCTAACAATAGGTAAATCCATCTCAAATACACCAGTCACCTTCTCATCGCTAATAAAATTAGTCGGACTTGATTGAGATATAAAACCGCCTTTGTTTATCTGTGTTTCTTGATTGTATATAGTAGTCGAATAAACAAAAGCAACAGTTCCTTCTCTTGTACCGCCTTCATCAGCGTAGAATCGTAATCTATACCCATAACCACTTGCTGGGTTTAAGTCGTTTGTTTGCGTTTTAAATGAACCACTAAATGTAACGCTATCACTTCCGCTTGAAGTAAATCTATGAAATTGCGTTGTTTCTTCTAAATAGGTATCAATACCACCTTCGGTAACAAGTTCTATATTAACCGCCACTAATGTATTGTTAGTGCCAGCGCTTGATTGCGTGTAATTAACAGTAACTTCGTATTCTATTCTATCACCTTTGTAGGTAGAAACATTTATTACTGGTGTAACATCTTCTACTGTATCATCGGTAGAATCTAAATCGGCTATTGTAACCGTTCCACTATTACTACCTAAAGTTTGAATAGTACTGAATCCAGTATTATCGTTTATCGTTACCTTTCGTGTAGTATTGTCGGCTATTTGTATTTCCCTATCCGCTGAATCAATTCTTAAATCGCCAGCCACTAAATCGAATACTTCCGATTTTATATCTAGCCCACTAGAATTTAGTCGTATGTAATTACTTGCGTCAATGTACCCCTTAAATTCGCCCGCTCCGCTCGCTATAAAGCCCGAATCGGTATTTGCTACGGTTATGGTATCTACGTTGCTTCCTAAAGCTATTTTAGCTTGAGTTCCACCATCTTGGTCAGGGTCGCCTATCAGTACAATATCATCACTTTGAAAATCAAAGAAGTCTGCTCGTAACGTAATAGCTGATTCATCACCAGTAGCATCTAACCGTGCGCTTGCTACCTTGCCATCATCACCTACTTTAAGCGTAATTTGACCGCTAAGAAACTGGATTCCTGCAAAGGTACTTTGGTCTGCCAAGTATATATCTATAACGTCTTGGCGTAATTCTGCTACGCTTGCACTTAAATCATCTTCATCGCCAATCTTTATAATAAGACCATCAGTCGTATTGTACTGTATAAACTCACCATAACTTTGTAAATCACCTACTCTAAACTCACCAGTTAAATATGCGTTATCACTAAAAAATCCAAAACCATCTACTGCAAAAGCAGGATAAGCACCGTCAGGGTCTGCCGAATAAGAATATGTACTTGTAAGATTTGCAAGGTTTCCGCTTTGCGTTACAACAGTTATAACCGTATCAGTATCTTTTGGATTTGGTGAACCGCTTACTGTGTTAGTCCATTGCACGATTCTGTTATAAGGAACTTTGGTAAAATCTGTTGTACCACTTCTATCAAGTACAGTTCTTTCTATATAGTAACTGCCTGAAGTTCCGTAATCTAATAGTATATTACCTTTGTTTACTGTTCTTCCTACTGCCGTACCAGAATCGCCTGCATACGTTATAGTATAATCCCAAGTCTGCGTACCATCTGCGACAGTAGCGTAGTTCGATACGGTTCCGTATATATCAAATATTTCGAGCCCACTAGTTGAATCAACGACTCTAGCCCTTACATGGTCACCTGCTTCAAACACTTGGAATCCGCTAAGCCCTTCTAAATCTTCTACCGTAATGCTTACAGATGCTCCCACACTAGGAACTACAAAAGATTCGTTTAATTTAGCAACTGATTTCGTTAGTATATCAGAGCCTGCTAATGCTTGGGCTACATCTGCCGTAAATGCCTTAGCTACTAGCTCGTCTATATAAAGCGTTCTAAAATCACCTACACCTGCTTGTGATATTTGATACCCAGTTGGCGTAGTAGTAAACCACGAACTAAAATCAGCCGTTTCTATATCATCGTTTACGGTTATAGTTCCATCTACTTCTAGTGTTGAGCTTAGCGTAGTTGCTCCAGTAACACCTAATGTAGAGCCTATGGTTGCACTATTAGTAACTGATAACGTATCAAAGATTACACCATCAGTAGTCTGAACATCTTGGTTCATAGCGTATAACTCGTTATCGCCTTGACCAGTATTCAAGGTAGGAGCATCTAGTGTTCCCGATATTGTGGTATTACCAGTTACGCTTAACGTTCCGCTAATCGTTGCATTAGTTCCGACATCTAATGTAGTGCCTATCGTTGCGCTTGTACCTACTTCTAAGTATGTGTCTGCTTTTAGGTATGTTCCTGCGTGAATATGTTGGTCTGCATTGATACCGTTATCGACGTCTAAACTTGTGCTTATATAAACTGGATTGTTGAACTTTTCTTCGCTCGTACTGAATATTTCTTCACTTGTACTCCAAGTTATACTCGTAGTATCTATTTCGTCTGTAATTATAGTACCAGTACTTATTACACCATTAAATGTAGGCGTATCTCCAGTACCTAGCGCTTGCTCATCACCATCTGGAAATAATTGCCCTTTTTCGACTTTGTTGTCTTGTAGCGATTCAATTTCTAAATGGTTTTCTATGACATCGCTTTCTAATTCATTGATAACCGCAGTATCAGATAGCGCCTTAGTGATTGCTTGATTATTTGAATCACCTATAAATATATCGCCTTCGTCTAGGTTAGGTACGGCATTGGTACGACCTGCGCCCATGATGTAGATTTGACCACTACTACCATCAACTCGTATAACCTTAGCAATCTTCTGAAGTAGATTACTTTCACCAGTTGGTGGTGTATTTACAAGCGTACCACTAGGACCAATAAACAACTCATCGCCTACGGTGAACCCACTTGTGTCTATTCCTATTAATTTACCATGGGTAACTATATCACCCATAGCGTTATCATTTACATTAGCTGATAGAATACCAATCGAAGGCATTGTGCCACTACCATCAGAATCAGCTACACCTATCGTGAACTGCTGACC